ATCTGCTAAATAATCGTTTGTTAGTTCCTCTAAATCTTTTACTAAGTTTTCAATTTTATAAGCAAGTAAGCCATTTGTACTAAAAGCTTTTTTCAGTATTTCAACATAGCCTAATTTTTCTTCTTGAGTTTGAACTTTACTTTCTAACTCTTTTGCTTGTTCTTGAAAATCTGTTTGTTGTTCTTCTATTATACCTATACGAGTATTATGTCTTTCTCTTCTTTCATTTTCTGTAATAATTTCTTCTACTCTACTTCTTCTTTCTTTTATTCGAGCTTTTATTTTCTCTATTTTTTCTTCTATTTCGTATGCGTTTGGAACTTCTTCTGGAAGCTCATGGTCTATATTTCTATATAAATTTTCAAAGTCTTCAACTTTTTGTTGCATTGCTTTGAAAATTTTATTTTGTTCTTCTTTTGTTTCTATCATACCTCTTAGGGCTTCTGACTTTTCAACAAGTGCATTTCTTATTCTTGTATGCGACTTGATTCTTCTTTCAGAAAATCCTTCTTCAAGAGTTTGGTCACAAGTAGGGCAAACATCTTCTAGTTCAGAGTATTTTTTTATCATTTTTGTTTCATAGGAGATTTCCGAAGTACATTGTCCTACTGCTTCCCTCAACTTACTCGTATCTTCTATTTCATTATTACTTAAAAACTCTTTAGCCAAACCTAAGTCTATAGACTTCAACTGGTTTTTATATAAATTATTTTTGTTAATTTTTTTACTAATTTCAGAAATATTTTCAAATTCTAATTGTAAAGAACGCAAAGCTTCTTCGTCTTCTTCCGAGTAAAATGGTAAATCTAATTTTGGAAGTAGTGATGTATCCTCAAGAAAATTATCTGACAACCACTTATCGATTGTGGCAATTTTACCATGTGTCAGAGAAACTTCTCCACCTAAACTTCGTGATAATTCTTTAAAAACTTCAAAGTATTTTACATAGTCATCTAATTGTAAAAGGTCTATCAAAAATCTTTTTCTGTTAGTATCAGTAGCAGTTAAGAATTGTAAACTTGCATTTGTATTTTGATAGACTATCTGTGAAAAAGTTTTAAAATCAATACCTATTATTTTTTCTACAGATTTATAGGTATTTGTAGCTGTATGACTAGATATATCCTCTCCATTCTTATACAGCTTCACTTTTATACTTGCTCTACGAACAACATCAATTTTATACTTATCATCTACAACATCAAAAGTCAAAGAGATATCATAGCCATTATTGACTTCACGATTTGGTATGTCTGCTTTTTTGATACCTTTTGAGTTTTTATTGAATAATACTTCTTCTAGTATTAGAGGTATAGAACTTTTACCTGTGCCATTTGTTCCTACAAGTTGTGTAACTATGTTATCATTTAAGTCAAGTTCATTGTCCGAACCATAACTAAAACAATTACTCCACGTCAGCTTCTTTAGCGTAATCACTAAACACTCCTAAAATATTTTTTGTTTTATTTTCTTCTAACTCTAGTATATATGATAAATATTCATTTAATTCTTCTTCGATTGTCATTTCTTTATCTAATATTAGAGTCGCCTCTGTTTTTCGTTTTATAACTTTTTTATCAAGTAATTCATTATTTTTAATATTACTTAAATCTGATACATCTCCTTCTATTTCATATATTGTATGATGAAAGTCAGTTTGTATCATTTCATCAGGATTTGTTACTGTCTTACGCAAAAGTTGAGGTAAATCAAACTCATGCCATGTCCAATCCCAATTATCTTCTATGAGTATATATCCAGTAGTGACTAGATTTCTATGAAAAGAAGTAGTCATTGGACTACCAGGATATACTATATTTCTTTGTGTGTTGCTGTGAGCATGTAAATCTCCTGCAAATACTGTTTTAAACTTATCAAATCTTTCTAAATCTACTTCAGGCACTACATGAGGTGGTATTTCACCACGAACATGAGTGAAGAGATACTCTGCTGATATCTCCTCTATACTTTTCTTTCTATGCAAGTCAGCATAGGGCAGTATTGCCCAGTTATCCTCATAGTAAGTTTCTGTTATAACTTTAACATGAGGATTGAGTTCTTCTGTAACTCTTTTTAAATTTGTAAAAAATGTTTTGTGCTTTCTTGTAGCTTCATGGTTGCCATCAAAAATAATTGTTCTACATTTAACATTCTTTACAAAATCAAAGTAGAGTGTTAACTCGTCCATGGAAGGGACTCGGTCAAACAAGTCCCCACCAATGATATGCAAACTGACATTATTGTCCATAACAATATCTTCTAGTTGCTGAAAGAACATTTTATATCTGGTACACGCCCAAGATATTGGTACATTCTTTTGCCCTAGTTTTATATGCCAGTCTGCTGTAAAAAGAATCACGCTACGAAATCTTCTCCTGGTTGCCATTCACAACCTGTAAGACCACCTGCCTTTATAGCTTGAAGTGTTCTTAAAATTTCTTTTGCGTTTCTACCTGTGTCTAGGTGATTTACTGATACATGTTGAATTATTCCTTCTGGGTCAATGATAAAAGTTGCTCTATTACATACTCCTTCATCTTCGTTTACTATACCTAATTCTTTAGATAAAGTTAGACCACAATCAGCGGCAAGAATGTGTTTTATATCCTTAATTATAGGATTCTGTTCTTTCCACGCTAATTTACAGAATTCATTATCTCCACTTACTCCAATAACATCTGCTTCCTCTAATAAGCAGTCCATAGCTGCGATTTCTGTAGGACAGATAAATGTAAAATCTTTTGGATAAAAGTATACTACTGTCCAATCTGATAATACTTCAATGTCTATAATTACATTTTCATTATCAACTGCTTTTAAACAAACTTGAGGAAATGCTTGTCCAACTGTATGCATAATAACTCCTTAACTAACATCAAATTCATCTGAGATAGTTTCATCAGGCTCATTTGAAGAACCTTCTCTTAATCTATCTAAGAGTTCTTTTTGTGCATCTGGAGTAGGTCTTGTTAAGACTTCGTCCATGGATTTTAAGTCTGAAATAAGTTCCATTTCTGCATCATTTAATGCTCTTGGCTTACACTTCAGAGCTTGTAATTGGTACTCAACATTATAAGCCATTGGTCCAGTTTTAACTCTTTTGAAGTAAACGTCCCACCCAGTTTCTGGGTCTGTTGGGTCGCCCAAGTCTTCTGCAGCAACCATAATTTGCTCTAGAAGTTTCTTCTTTAGATTTAGAACTTTCACTTTGCCTTCGTGAATACATTGAATAGCATATGCCCAACCACACTTAAGTTCAGGGTGATATTCTCTTACCCAGTCTTTTTCTTGGTTGTTAAATGCTTCTGCGTTTCTATCGAATGATAGACACTCGAAAGGTAAATTCTTACCATTCTCTCCTTTTAGCCAGTATACATATCTTGGTAATATGTCACCGACCATTCTTACGACATTGTCGCCTTCGACATACTGATAGCTGTCGATTTTACTTTTTTGGGCTTCGCCCTTTGCTTGATTAAATTTTATTGCCATTCTAGTTCCTTTAATGTGATTTCTTCAAATTTAAAATGTATTCTATCATCTTCAATCCAAAGTAATCTGTTGTTTTTAATAATGTCCTCACTCCCTGTAAAGTGGAGGAGGTCTAATGTGGTATCTTTATTAGTTTGGTACTCGAAATAGTTGCGCAAGGAAGCGATACCTGCATACTGCGCAAGTTCGCTATCCGAGTACCTCCTGCGTTGAATAAATAGCGGTTTGGGATTTAA